CCTTTCTAATTAACCAACCAACGATTAGATTATCTTCGATATGGGACCTACTGTCAACTACTTTTTACTACTTTTTACCCTCCTCTTTTTTCTTTGATGGAATTTGAGGAGCGAAGCCGACAAATGGACCTTTCGGCTTATTCGCATAATTAATCTTAGCGACTGCTTCCTCCAAACTGGCAGATTCCTCGCAATAAATGTGCTGCTCTCCGTCATCCTCAAATGTCGTAAATGTGCCCGACCACTCTTCAATGTGATAACTCTTTCCCCGACAAGCGAATGCGTACTCGGCGAAGCCGTCTTCTCTTTCAAACACTTTAGTTACGTTCTTCATTTTTTTCTCCTGTATTTAAAATTCCTTGTTTAATAAAGCGCGTTCAATTTGAACGTCGATCATTTCGCACCACTTGGCGTAACTACAATGATTAAGTGCGTAGACCATAATCGACTCGACGTTAAGGTAGATGTCGTTGCTGATGAAATAAAAGTAGCCTTCCCCTTTAAAAAATTCAAGGTCAAGACCAGAATAGCGTGCCTGTATGTAGGCGTTTAGATTTTTGATAGTCGCTTTCATTTTTTTCTCCTCTTTAAATTTCTGATATCAGGGAATCATTCCAATCAACTGGGTAGTGTTTCGTGCCATTGATGATGGACGGATAAATGTAGTCAACGTCAATGACATTCTTTTTCACCAGTGACGATATTGCACCTCGCATCTTTTTTGGATCATCGTCTGGACCAATCAGGTCCGCCAGATAAATGCACTCTGTCTCTCCTAAAAGTGCTTTCAGGTTTTTGATTACTTTCATTTCTAAATCTGTGTAAACCACTTTAATCTCCTTTCTCAATTTACCACCCAGTGCATTTTTCCCATCGGTAGCCGTCGTGATACTCAACTGTGGCTCTCGCCGCCTTTCCCACTTTGTAAGCATCGTAATCCAGATCATCCTTCCAGTTGTAGGCTTCTCTAGCATTTTTGCCAACGTATTCGACCTTGCCTCTCATTTTGACTCGGTACTTGCCTTCCATGTTCTCTTTGAATTTCATCTCTGTCTCCTTTCTAATTAACCAACCAACGATTAGAATTATCGGCGATTTGAATACTACTGTCAACTATTTTTTACTACTTTTTTACATTTATTTTAGCCAAAAAAAACGCCCCGAAGGGCGCTTCTTTTAATCGTTGTTTGCATCTCGCTTTGGATATTCTTTGAGCAAATGCGCGATCTTGCTCCTGTGATACTTTCTTTCTGCTTTTGAACCACGGAAGTAAAAGTAACGGCCTTTGGAATTCTGCTTGACCTTTTTTACGTTCGGGAAGACCTTCTTGATCTTGTCGATCTCAGTCGTTCCAAACTTCTGACGCATGGCTCTTGCGCCGTACATCTTGTCACCGACCAGCCAGCCATCTCTGTCACCGTCTCGGCTGTTGACGTTCGGGTTGGCGTCCCGCATCGAACCCACATAATCGAAGTTGCAGGCCTGATAGATCGTGCCGATCTCGCCAGCCAGACTGTCTACGGTACAGGTGACGATCTTGTACTTCTCAGGAAGCATCTTGATGCTGCTTGAAATCAGTTTACTGGCGCTATGCGGATGTGCCCAGTGCACACAAGCTCCTCGATTCAGCAGGATGATCTTGCCGGTGTAATCGTATTTGTCCCAGCGTCCTAAGTTCTCGATGTACTCGACACCGTAGACAACGACACCGCCGCAGACCCCTTCAAAGAAAATCCCGTAGTAATGCCAGTTGATCGCAGCAAGACATCCGAGCCATTCGTACTTCTCAATGATCTCCTTGGCTTGTTGGTGCGACACCTCGCGCACCTCAGCCTTTTTGATGTCCGTGTCGATATCCTGCCACCAAGCGCCGAACAGGTCTTGGTTCTCCCGTTCGGCTTTCTCTCGGACTAATCGCTGATGTGCCTTCACGCTTTAATCAATCCAGCCGTCGTTGTACGTGGCGGCCTCAATGCCCTGCTCCTTGAGGAACTCCAGAGCGGGCCCTACGCTCTCGTAGGCCGCGACGTTGCCCTGTACCCAAGAACAGTTAACTACGTTTTTGTATTCGTAGTTCCGCTTTCGTGGGCCAATGTACGGGACCTGAATCCCCTTCCCGCCGCAGCAGGTCCCCTTGTCTTCGCCACCCTGCTTTTTCCACTCAGCATGCCAGAGCATTGCCGCGTGAGCGAGGACCGTGGCCAGCTTATCAAGATCGGCGTCCTGATACGCCATGATGAGCTCGTCGTGATAATTTTTAACTAATTTCATATCGTTCTCCTTTCTAGGTGGCCCCCGAAGGGGCCGGTTAATTAGAAGTTGTAATCGTAGAATTTCTTAGGCTTGGCGGCCAAATAGTGCTCTCCGTACTTTGTCTTCCAGTAGCCGCCTTTGTTCAATCGAGCTCGGATCACCGGATTCTCAGGCTCAGGTTCGATGTTCCACTTCACCTCATCAATGTTTTTGAGGACCCCAGCAAAACCCCCGACTGCCCACTCCATCTTCACAGTCTTGTCCCGCTCCGCTTTCATGGCTCGAATCTCGATAGTCTTTTCGCTGATCACCTTCACGATTTCGTAAGGCTTGATATCAGTCCAGCCGTGCAGGTTTGCGTATTTCGCTTCGTTTCCGTAGTCATCTTTCAACATCTCTTTCTCCTTTCTTAATCAACCAACCAACAGTGACTATTATAAGGGCTTTGACATCCGTGTCAACTACTTTAAACTATTTTTTTCTATCTTACCCGACTCTCTAGCTTTCGATAAACCACGTGATTTGACCAGTCATTAAACGCGGCCATCCACTGATTCTCGTCTGTGGCATCCTCGATACCGAACTCTTCAGCGATCTTAGCCTTCGTGGCCTCGTAAACCTCATCGCTGATATCGCGCGACTCGAGAACGTACTTCACCTGTGGCAGGCCCTCGATGTTGTTGCTGTACTCGTACAGATCGATCATGCCGTCGAAATGTCCGTACTGGTACTTACCAGTGATCTCCGAAACTGCATCTCGCACTGGACCGTCAGTCCACCTGACGTACACAGAATCCCCGCCAGCGTAGTTGTTTGAACGCACAGAGAACTTGACGTTCGGAAAGGCCTTCTTCAGTTCCGCTCTGATTAACTTGGCCGCTTCAGCCGCTTCAGTAAGTTTTCTCATTTCTTTCTCCTTTCTTTTGTTTATCGAACCAGTAATCAGTAAAAGTTCCGTGTTTCACGGCCACTGCTACGTCATCGTTTTCTTCTAGCACCACCAGCCCGGTATAGGTCTTTCCATTTTTTGCGTATCGCTCTGCGTTATAGCATCCTGTGGTCCGGTGAAGCTCTCTATTCATCTTTTCGATTGCAGCCCCGTAACCGCGATAGGGCTTGTACGCATAAACTGCCACATTAGCCTCAGACCCATCAGGCAGGGTTTTTCTCTTCGCTGTTACCTTGTACATATATGCACTCATCCCACTCTCCTTTTTAGTTACCAGCTTTGACTACTTTTCTGACTACGTTTACAAACTCAGCGCAAAGCTCGCCTTTAGGATTCTTCAGGATAGTGTCCTTGATCCGTGGTGCGAGGTCCTTGTTACCTGCTACTTCTGCGAAACGCTCGATAACTGCTTCGCCCAGAACAGTCTCAGTTAACTCTTTCAGAGTCTCAATGTTCTCGAGGTTTTTCAGGGCTTTTTCATATGCGGTCATGTCTTTCTCCTTTCTGATTAACTTTCCAACGATTGGGATTGTCGCCCATGTAAAAACTAATGTCAACTATTTTTTACCATTAATTACCACCTAGTAAGTCTTTGATCCATAAGGAAAAATTACGAGAATAAAAAAGCCCCGTAAAATTCACGGGGCAAAAATCTAAAACAAGGAGTTAAACAGAAAGGCTAGTCCAAACCTTCCTTATGACACTGTACCTCATTTTCAAGATCAACAGCTACTGCTAGCGCCAACTTAGCCAGAGACTCCGTGTCGTTGATGTAGCGGCCTGTGTCGGCAGAGAGGAGGGCCTGCATTGCAATACCCGCGTAAATCGCCACAAGGGCGTCAGAATCGTTCATAGCTAGTGCCTTCTGTCTTCCCTCAACTCTTCAGTAAAATCGTCAAGGCTGTCGTTGTAAATGTTAGTGAGCTCATCAATCCAGTCCTTTAAAACATCCAACCGCACCACCCCAAGATCGTTGTTGAACTCTCTCGTCAGCGACACCTCGCCTTCCTCTGTTTCAGAGTTGTAGACCAAAACCCCGCACTCGTTAAATTTTTTTTCCATTACAACCTGCCCTCTTCTATTAGTGCTATTCGGTTAGCTTCCTGTGCAGCAGCTATTTCCTTTTTATTCTGCCCAGTGTACGGAACCGCCAATCGTTCTTTGATAAGGAGTTTCGTAATAGCTCCTTTTCCCGTTTTGAACTCGCCCAGAAATCTTCCAAACTTTCCTTTCTCTTTTGTTGTGAGCGCATATGTTCTTCCCACGACGAGAGCTTTTTGAACGTAGGCTTTTGCGAGTAGGCCATGAGCTTTCTCCTTCTTATTTCTTGTGCGGCATTCGGGAGTATCAATACCGTAAAGACGAATCCGCTGATTGTGCAGCCAAGTATCAAAACCAAGATCAATATCCACATCGACTGTATCTCCATCTACTATGCGTTTAATAGTTGCTTTGTATTCGTACACTGCTATTCCTCTTTTTTTGGATCGTCATTCTTTGGGTCTTTGTAGCCGTCAAACCAACAAGTCTCAGGGTGATTGCAATCATACTCAACGTACCAGTTATCTCCGGTGCAAAAAGGATCGACTACCTTTTCGCAGTACGGGCACTCGTTATCATTCATTTCATTCTCCTGTATAGATAAGCTGCCCCTCTTGGGAATTTCTCCGGTAAAACTCAAAATTGTTTTCGGTCCTCTGACTACGTTCCCATGCCCTGAACTTATCTAGCACGGACTGCCTGTCCTGACTGAACCAAAGATATTTTCTGACGCCATCACTGAAATGAAGCTGATACCAGTTATTTTTTGACGACTTCACTTTGAATATTTTGATTAACAATGTTCTGTCTCCTTTGATAAAGGCCATAACTTTCTTTCTGCAAATGATTCAAAACACCTTGGCCTTCTGGAATGCGGGTGATCTGGCCCCCTTCCTTCAGAAACTTCGCCATGTCTTTTTCTATTTGATCACGCAGTTCTTTCTTTTCTTCCTTCAACAGACTGCTCCTGTAGGTTTTTCATTGGGACCATCCCCAACTCATACGACTCAATCCTAGCAGAGTAAAGCATCTCTGTGAGTTCCTCCACGACCTTTTCTGGGTCCTCTAAAACTTTTGAGAGAGCCTGAACCACCTTGACTCGATCAAAGACTTTGAGATCATCAAAGTGGTCCGAAGCCATTTCGGCCAGTTTGCCACAGTGCTCGTCCAGCAGTTTGGTGTATTCTTTGGGGCTCATTCAGCCCTCCAGATTCGCAGTCCATTGCCTTCACGACGTGCAACGAACTTCTGCTTGCGTCGCGCACCCATGGCCATTGCTGATCGGTAGGCCTTACCGTTTACTTTTTCTCCGTCAAATAGAACTGAATCACCCACTTGCATACTGGCAAACGGCCACTTACAGGCACGTTGCTCAGTAGGTACGGGCACATTTTTATCGATGGTAAATTCCATGATTACTCCTTGCACTCAATGGTGTCATCAAAGGGCGGCCAACCTTGATCGCCCTGCGTTTCTTGAAATAGCGCCGTCATTTCGCAGTACAGCATTTCGCTCTGCACTTCATCGGTTAAATCCATGGTAGAAGCCACGGCAAAACAAACCACTGAAACAGCAGCAAACAACACAAAAGCATTCTTATTTAGCATTCCATTCTCCTGTATTACTCTGAACACTGTACCACATTGGCACATGTTATAAAAGCCCGTGACGTGGGCCAATCGGTCTGATCACCTAGGGAATCGCAACAGGCTCAGACTGCGGGTGTTTTCGAGGGAACAAATCCAAACAAAAAAACCTCATTCACCGCCCGCTGGGATTACTTGTAATACTCGTAACCTCTGATCTCACAATAACCACCGTTACAAGGCTTTTCAGTTATCTCGACCTCCAAGCCCTCTTCCCCAGCAGCTTTCAGAAACAATCCGGCGTCGTAATCTTCTTCAAGATAGGCGTTGCCATCTTTCTTGTAGCTGAATCCGGTGATTTTGTCGGCTACACCGAGGGCCTTGATCGTCTCAATAGGGACCTCGAGCCAACCGTGGCTCGGATCGTAATAGTGCGTCAATAACATTTCTTTCTCCTTTCTAGTTATCCCAGTGCTTGGCACATTCGTCCCAAGAATGTTTTGGATCGTTAGAGCCACAGTTCATACACTCCCAAGGCTCTTCCTCCCAATGAGGGAACTCAGGCGGGTTGGGCTCGTTGAAATGGTCTTCTTCCATTTCTTTCTCCTTTCTGTCAATTACAATATATACTACTAAAACACAAGTACACTGTCACCTATTTATTACCACTTTTGTTGATTGCGTCCACTGCTTTTTCATACCTCTTGATCATTGACGGAGTGATAGATTTCACGTCCCTCAGGTGGTCCGCGAGGTCTGCATTCTTTACCGCAATTGCAATAGGATCGCCGCTCTCAGCGACCTTATGGATGTAATCCATGTATGTCTCGTCTCCCTTAGCCTCTGTGAGCACGTTTACGGACTTGGCAAGGTCTTTGCCTATCACATGTTCAAGGGCCTCCAGCGTCAACGGTGTGTCCTCTAGGATGTCGTGTAGAACCCCCACGATCACGTACTCGGGTCCAAGCGGAGCGACGTATTCGGCCACCCTTCTCAGATGGCCGTTGAAATAGTCTTCTCCGGCCTTGTCTACCTGTCCGGCGTGAAAGATTTTGGCAAGCTCAAACGCTGCTGCCACATTCATGATTTTTCTCCTTTCTCCTTTCTGATTATTACTACTTTTTAACGGTCCAGTCTGCCCAGTCTAACACAGTAATTTTCTTACCAAACTCATCAGTCAAACGATTGTAGGCATCATCAAAGTCTTCTCCTCGGATACCGAGAGCCTTAACTTCTTTTTCGCCTGCATCGTCTAAAACTTCAATCTGAAAAGCAAAATAAGCCATTACTTGGTTCTCCCTTTTAGCAAACGGTGAATTAGCTTGGCCTCGTGGCCCTTGATCCGTGGATCGCGTTTGATCGCTTTGTCCACGGCCTCCTTGTTGTACTTAGGCGCTGTCCAGTTACAGCACCCAGCAGAACAGCAGTATCGGTCACCGCCAACCGTGTAGACGAAAGCACCATCAGCCTCTCTGTTGGCCTCGACATAAACATCGCCAGACAAAGTAACCATCTTGTTGCCTTTCTCACGAAGAACCTTGACTCCCGCAGGAATGTGAATCTCGTACATCATGCCGCCTCCTCTCCTTTCTCAGGAAAAATGTAACCCAACTTCTCAGTCAGGATGTCTCGGACTCGCTCTCGATCAACGCTGTCCCCGTCACCCCACTCTGGACCGCCTTCTGTCGCACAAGCAAACAGATAGATCGCTGTGGCCTTCTCAATGTCCGCGTGAGTAGCTCGCATGTCGTAAATCCCACCAAGACCGTAAAAGTCATAGACGTATCTATGAAAATTTTCTAGTCCTTTGATCGCGCCGTTCAATGTCATTTCTTTCTCCTTTCTGGTTAACTTACAATACAATACTACTTAATAATCCAACTACTGTCAACTACTTTTTACCACATCAGGTATGACTTTGCCACCTCTGCTGGAGTTGGATTTTTTACGGCAGGTATTCGATAAGCCCGAATCATCTCTACATGCTTTAAGGCTCTGCAAAGCAAGATACAAAACGCGAGTGCCTTAGTAGGCTCATCTGTCGGCTGTTCCCAAAGTTTTTCCACGAATTCCAACAATTCCTTGGCCTCGTCGGTTACACAGTCATTAACTAAGATTGAAGCCTTGTTGATGTCTGTGACCCAATCGCTGTTGCAGCAAGCGTCCCACAGCACGTTGAAAGGCTTTGGATGAAAGCCATGACGAAAAGCATAGTCCGCGATTTTTCTAGCTTCTAGTGAAAGCTCACCCTGATGTTCAAATTTTCTTAAGTCCATCTCTTTCTCCTTTCTAATCAACGAAGCCATAATACCATAGCTTCGAGGCATGTCAACTACTTTTTACTATTTTTTAATGCAGTATTGCATCTTCTCCTACTTCTATCTTCTTTATGTCGTACAACACCTCTACAGACCGCATGAATGCGCCCTTTTTCATCTGGCTTTCGACGGCTGCCGTGGTCAATAAATTGGTAAAAACGCACATTACTTCAGCAATTGTGATGTTCCGGTCCTCACCAACTCGGTCCAGCGCCTCCTCTATCGTGCTATACAGCTCGGCAATGTTGTTTTCGTACTCTTCAATAGTAATCATCTAACACCGTCCTTTCTCGCAAGACAGCTTGCGAGAAAGTCTTGCACTGTACGCAGTACCATCCTCGTCTCTGAGGCACCATGTCTCCTTCGGCGTTCTTGTCAAATCCAATGATCTGCCCCATTTCTCCGCCACATTCCCAGCAAACTTTTTTTGTCAGGTCATCACTCGAGTTCTTCTGCGCTGATTGGGTCATAACCTCTCACTTTGTGTTTCCACACAATACCATGTTTTTCTTCGATTATCCGTGCAAAGTCCTTGGCAAACAGGTTTGCGGGCTTCATGTGTTTGCAGGCTTCCATATATGCCAGCAAAATCTCGTCATCATCCAAGGGCTTCTGCCTGAGCAAAAGGGCCTTGAGCCGTGACACTAGCTTCATAAGTCCTCCATTATTTCATCTTCCAACTGCATAACCTCGGCTTCGTCCAGCAGATGAAGTAGCTGGATTTTCCGCCCTCTTCGGCTGGTTTTCACTGTCACCGCCAGCACGTCAACCTGTGCCGGAAGCCCGTGCTCTGCGGGCAATACCTCGTATTTGATGTCAACGGGTAAGCTCAACCAACTGCTTTTTGAGTTTGTCACTCTGATATGCTCCTTTAATTTTCCGTGCCGTGGCCTCGTCATTCTGGGCAAGAATTTCGCAGTAGTGCTCCACCACTAACGCTGCGATTACCCGTGCATAGGAAGACTCGTAAAACTCTGCGAGCTCCCTGACCATGGCATGGTGTTCCACCCTGAGATTGACAGGGACCCAGCCCCCGTCGCCGATGGGCTCTTCGGCTTTGACTTTCTTAGCTGCTCGCGGCCTAGCAGACCGTCGTTTGTATTTAAACTTCGGCTTATCAGGATCATGTTTCCATGAGGATCGACTCACTTAGCGGTTCCCCACGTCTCACCGACTTCCACGTCAACCTTGGACGGCACGTCCAGTTTCACCGCATCCCGCATGATTGCAGCAGCTTCTTCGGCTTCCTCTCTGCTCTCCACACTGAGCGCGATCTCGTCGTGCACTTGTAGCATAATGTTAAATCCTGCCTCGTGTAGCGAGAGCATGGCCTGCTTGGTCTGATCTGCACTGCCTCCCTGAATTAATCGGTTGAGCCCACGGTAAGTCATCGCCCGCTTTATTCGGGCACCGTACTTCGCGTAAGCCTCTTCATATGGTAAGGCTTTGTTGATGCCCCACTGCTGAGGCTCCCACAAAGGAAAGCGGCACTTGCGTCCGAGCAGGGTCCGTATCGCTCCGCCTGAGGCAGGGTTATCTATCTTTCTCTGGACCGCGTAAATGGTGCCTTTCAGGAAAGGCACGCGATTGTGAAAATTGTTTATAAGCTCAGAGGCCTCGTCAACCGAGAGGTCTAGCTGTGCAGCCAATTTATTCTTGCCCATTCCATACATCAAACCGAGCCCGATGGTCTTGGCCTGCTTGCGCGTGATCTGGGCCATATCTGCCACCATCTGGTGAAAGTCAGTATCAGGGTCTTCCTGATAGGCTGCCGCCATGGTATCAGCGCCGTCCAGCTTCAGAGCGTTTGCATAATGAATCAGGAGCCGTGGTTCTTGGCTCGAGAAATCATTTGCCGCCCATAGCTGGCCCTCGTCCGGTAAAAACAGTCCTCGCACCATAGGACCGATCACCTCGTGACGCGCGGGAACCTGCTGTAGATTCGGCTGGGCCATGCTCAGTCTTCCGGTCACCGTGCCGCCACCGTCACCTCGGAGTTGGTTAATGTGTGAATGAACGCGACCATCTGCCTCGCTGAAGTCCAGATAGGGCCGAAGGAACGTGTTGTGCGTTTTGTTGACCTCTCGGGCAGCCACGATTGCCTTGGCCACCTTGTGGTCACAGCCCTCGAGAAAAGTCCGTGTGAAGCTCGGTGCGCCCTTGTCGGTGCGCGGATAGTCAATCCCCAGCGCATCAAACGCTGTGGCAATGCTCGCTGCCGCCCAGATATCGACTGGGACCCCAGCTTCCTTCTTGATCCCTTGGATCAGCTTCTTTTCTTTCTTTTGCAGATCGACGATCAGCTCTTCAGCCTTTGGCCTGTCGAAACGTATGCCACGATAGGTCATGCCCACAAACACAGGCAACAGCTTGGTTTCCAATTGAAAGATGGACTCGACCTCTTCCTGCCTGAGCAGGACCTCTAGGTGATGCCACAGCTTCAATGTCAGGGCTGCATCCTGTTCGCCGTAGCGGCCCACGTACATCGCAGGCAACCGCCAGAGCTCTTTCTTGGGATGCACGCCAAAGTCAGCAGCAGCCTGTTTCAGCGCCTCCTCTGACTTCACTTCTTTGAGCATGTCGAATCCGAGGGCATTCAAGGCATAACTGAATCGGTTCTCGTCTACCAGCCCTGCTGCAATCATTGTGTCAATGATCGTGCCCTTGACCTCAAAACCACTGGCCAGCAGCCAGCCCAGATCATAGGCTGCGTTGTGCATAACCTTTGGGCAGGGCAGAAGAAGAATTTCCCTGATCCAGTTCTCGACAACCCTCTTGTCTAGGTTGCCGCCGCCCTCGTGGGCAATCGGGTAGTACCCGTACCATCCATCAACTGCTATTGCGTACCCGACGATGAAACCGTCCTTTCGTGGCCAGCCGGGCCCGAAACGCTCAAGATTGGGATCGCAAGTCTCAAGGTCAATCGCAATCTCTTTGGCGTCCGATAGATCAGGAAAACTTGATGGCGGGACCCACTCACTGCTTGTTGGAAACATATTTACTGTATTCAAAACCTAAATCCTTTCTCAATGCTTTTTGGCATAACTATGTGTAACGCCTGCTTGGTTCGGGTCACCCCAACGTACAGCAGGCGGTTTATGTCATCTGCATTTCTGGCGTAATCTTTAGCAAATTTAGGGCTTAGGTCTGTCAGGAGCAGCACATTATCTGCCTCTCCACCCTTTGCTCCGTGGATCGTGGATAGCTCTATGAGCGGCCTGCTTCCTAGCTTCGCGCCCCGTCGCAGCACTGCCACAAGGTATTCTCTTTTGTCCTCTCCAATCTTGGTCAGGACCTCGTGCCATATCCCATCCGTCAGTAGACCGTGGTGCTCTTTGAGCGTTTCCATGTCATACACCATCTCGGTATCGACATCCTTCAAACCCTTGTGCCCACGTTTCACGAACTCGGTGCCAAGGTATTTGTAAATGTTCTTCAGGACCGTGAAATTAACGGTCTGTCCTTTTCTCAGTCTTTCCCAGCCAATCACCGCCGTCAGGACCGAATCCGGTATGCTCCGGTGTCCGTGTCTCTCGAAAAGCAGGCCCTGAGATTTGATCCAGTCGTGCATGTTATTGAGCATGTAATTCGTGCTGGCCATGATCAGCCACTTGCCCTTGCTGATGTCGACATGCTGGTAATCGTAGTAATAGCTGATCTCGCCCTCTTCCTCTCGTGGTGCCCATGTCTTGGGCTGCCGCTTCTGGATTCGGTTGACTATCTGGTCCGCCAGCATGTGGACCTTCTTGGGAACTCGATAAGACTGGTCCAGAACCTTGATCTCTCCGTCGCACGTCAGGAAGCTGTCCACGTGGGCTCCGGCCCATGAGAACACGCACTGATCATCGTCACCCGCAATATGCACCCGCTCGGATCGCTCCATGAGCTCCTTCACAAGTTTCCATTGAAGCAGGGATAGGTCTTGGGCCTCGTCAATAATCAGAAGCTCTAGGCTCGGTAATCTTTCCGGCTCGAGCAGGATTCTTTCGAGCAAATCGGTAAAATCCATCAGCATCTTGGCTGCCTTGAACCTTCGATAAGCCCGCTCGATATACTCGAAGTGATACCACTCAATCTCTATGTTGCTTTGATTGTAGTGCGTGTGAAGGTCCAGCCCGCGTATGCGAGCCAGATTGATTTCATTCAGAATCAGGTTGTCGGTTCGGACCACGAACTCCTCGCCGTCTGTCGAAGAAGCGACCTCTAGCCCGACTGACTTGGCAAACTCAGCAAAGTCCTTGGGCGTCATCATGTCCTTGTTTTGAACCCCAAGGCAGGAATACGCGAGAGAGTGCAGGGTCCTGAACCACGGGAAGTGAAGATCAGGATTTAGCTGCGGGAACTTCAGAACAGCTCTGTCTCGGGCTTCGTTGGCCGCTTTCCTTGTGAAAGCAAAATACCCTATCAGGGTTGAGTCGGTGCCGTTCTCGAGCTCTTGGTTACAGATGTTCAACAGGTGAGTGGTTTTGCCCGAACCGGGTGGCCCGAAGACTTTTGTGATCATCAGAAAGGCACCTCGTCCGACTTGATCGGCGTATCAAACGGGCTGTCCTGTTGTTCAAACTGAGCGATTCTCCAGACGCGCGTTGTGCGTCCTTTCAGAAATAGGTTCGTAGGCTCGCCGCCTAGGTCTCTCAACCGCTGGGCAATCTTTGGCGAAGACAGCGCAGTAAAGTTTGACCGCTTCAGATGTGACTCGAGGTCCTTGATTCGGAAATAAACCATCCCGTCCTTTTCATCGGTCCATACGCGGCCCAACAAGATTTCGTTCCGGTCCATGCCCTGCTGCAAGTGCATCGTGAACTCTTCGATAAGATCGTTGAATATGCCTGAGACCGTCGTGTCCTCACTTGCCTCGGTGATCTGCTCGAGTTCCACCATCTCCTTCAGCAACTCGTTGATGAGCATTTCCCAGTCAGGCTTCTTAAGTGATGGAGGCAGCACATTGAGACGCTCCATACAGGTCTTCTGAAAATGTAGCTGGTTGAACAGGCTCTCTGTCTCTAGCTCCACACGTTTGCCGTTAACGTCCAGAAACCAGAGCGGGGGCTCGCTGTTGTACTTTGAAAGGCTTGAAAGCATAGGACTGTCAGGTCCATCGCCACCCACACCGTGCTTCCTTTGACGACAAAGCGAAGGATTGCAGAAGCTCTTGATTGGCTCATCTTTGCACTTGTATCTGTAATCCTTCTTCTCCAATTGCTTCGTGACCAACTGAAGCTCTTGCATGCCCAGCGGCGGCTCAAAATATTTATGGTTAAATTCGAGCAGCTTATCCTGCCAGTTGGGGAAAGCCTTCTTCAGGTAAATGCCCAGACTGAAAAGACCATTGTTTCGTGTCCCCTCAGGAAAGCCCTGCGTACAAAGTGCCTGCAAGCAGGGAGGTCCATCGCTGACAGGTTTCTCTGGCTTCTCTGGCGCTTGAGGCAAGACCAGCTCATCCTGAACTGACTGCTCGTACATCGCAAAAAACTCTTCCAGACTGGCAGAGCTCGCATCATCCTTGAACGCATAGCGCAGCGTCTTTTCTCCACCGTGATACGGTAGGTTTAAAAAGTTCCCACAGTCTCCTCTCTCAACTAGGATTTCTGCCTGCTTTGGGAATATCTCACGGCCAGCCTCTCCGAGCAGACCTGCACACGCGGTCAGGTATTTCTGCATCTCAATCGCAGGGACTGGCTTTTTAACAAAACTGTAGATATGCGCGCCGCCAGACTTGCTGCGACACACGATAAGAGGGAGCTCTAAATTCTTAATTCTGTCGATCAGCTTCTGGTAGTCCAGAGGATACTGATCTACGTCAATCGCGCCCCAAGTGCAGGAGTTATCTGCACGAATAGGTATGATTCCAAGTCCGGGCTCGACACCCTCGAGGTGTTTTCTCCAGATGTCATCTGTCGGGGGCTGCCGCACCACGACGGCCTTTCCGACTTTCTTGTTCTTTTCATTTGTCTTTTCGATCTTGTAGGTGCCATAGGCTGAATCAAGTCCGGCAAACACCTCTCTGAATTTTCCCAGCATTTCCATTCTTCTTTCTCTGGCAGATGGCGGGGTTTCCCCCGCCGTTGACAACTTTAAAATACGTCATGATCACTGCTGGAAGAAGACGAATCTTCGTTTTCGTGCTTCACGTTAACGTCACCCGCACTGATGCTCTCTGCAAACGATTTCGCCGCTCCATAGAGATACTGGTCCTCAATGGTGCCAACTCTCTCTATTTCCCAACCGTGCCATTTATACTGATCTTTCTGTTCTTGGACAACGGTTAAGCGATATTTTTGCGAATACATCGGAGGAGTGAACTTTCCGTTTTTCCCATCCAGCTTCACTGACATCATCATGCTGTTCCACTTTCTCGACTTCTTCAACTGAGTGGACTTCATGCTGATGAGAGCGTGACTATAGCCACCCTCTTTGTCGACCAGCATCACATAATGATTAGCCGTATTTTCAACATAATTACCATTCTCGAGGTAATCTTTTGAATCACCCGCTTCACGATGGGTCTTGGTCAGGATGTCAGAGGTTGCTGGGTGTATTGCTACGGGAGCACCTGAGCCGGAGCCGCGTGGCGCCCATTCAACGTACTGTCGGACGTAAGAGCAAGGAACTACCACCACGCCTTTCTTCCCGTCATACAGCTCTCCGGTTACTGAATTAAACAGCATGCCCGGTGTAGCTCCGTCAACCGAGCCGATTTGTGGGCTCATGTTGGTCAGGATTTTGAGAAAGGGTAGTGCAAGATCATCTGCACCCATATCACCAAAACCGCCTACTGCTGCATCCTCTTCAAAAGATGCCACGGTTGCGACGGCTGTGGAGCCAGCTACTGATACTTCAGTCTTTTCTGATTTAGCCATGTTTAATGCCTCTTGATTCATGTTTTGATGGTTACTTTCTGGCCAATGTATGCGCCAAAAAGTTCAGTTGGGAATTCATTTCCCCGTTCTACCTGCTCCTTGACCCATGCTTTAAGGGTCATTGGCTCGATCTTTTCAGCCTGATCAGTGGGATAGCCTTGATCAGCGAGAAGTTCAAGCAGACGAGCGCAGAGCTCATCTTCGCCGCGTCCGAAACGTACAGACACGGTATTCTTGATAATGTCGTCCATGCCATGAGCGCGAAGCCATTCAAAGGCTTCAGCCCTACGTGCGGCTGGGATCGACGCAGAATAGAAAGGCTTTACTTCAACCTTGCTTCCGTCTTCCATCACAAAACCCTGCATGCCAAGTTCAGCAAGCGCATCAGGTATCGAGACTTCAGTTAGCTTTCGGTGTATGTCTTTCTTTTCTTTCAGTGTTGCTTCGAGGTCCGCTAACTCTTGTTGGACCTCTTTGGCTTTTTTGGCCAGCTCGACTATCTCTTTGAGATCGTCATCTTTTACTTTTAGTGCGTCAGCTTCTTTTTCAAAATCTATCACAGTTCGTTCCTCCCGCGAAGGTCGACTTGGATTGGAATGTATTGCCCCTCTTGCCGGTCCCACTTCAGGCACTTATAGCGGCCATTGTTAACGCTAGACGCAACAGTAGCCAAAATGCTGATAGCCGTGGGATCGCCAATAAACAACAGGTAGTCATCATCGCAGAAGTCCTGCAATGCTCTTTTTACCCGAGAAACAGTGGGTCCCGAGGAAAAAATTACCTGTGCCTGTGAAGGCGGCAAAACAATTTCAATCTCGCCAAACTCTTGAGCGGGAAGAATATTGTGTTTCGTATTTTCACTGACGACGAAAACTTTCGCCATTTACCTTTCTCCTTTCTTTGATTAAGTAAAGGAGCATAGTGTATACTCATTCAAATGAGCACTGCAAGTGTTCTTAGAAAGAAGAGAGGAAAACAATGGAAGACGTTTGGATTGAACGCTATAGGTTCAAAAACAAACCGTTTGCCCATCAACAAAAGTATCTCAGCCAGTATTGGAAAAGACCTGTTGCTGCGTTATTTGCTGATATGGGCACGGGTAAATCGTTTATGGTTATTAACAATATGGCAATGTTGTATGACCAAGGCCAGATCAATGCTGCTGTTGTGATTGCGCCCAAAGGCGTCTATCGGAACTGGGTGGATCAGGAACTGCCAAAGCACATGCCTGATCATATTATCAGTCGGATTGGCCTCTGGACCCCAAGTCCACGAAAAGCAGAAAAGGCAGAACTCGAAAAGCTCTGGGACGTGACTGAGGACTTTAAAATCTTGATCATGAACGTGGAGGCCCTCAGCACCGCTAAGGGCGTCGAGTATGTCACGCGGTTCGTGAGAAGCACCAACTGCTTTATGGCAATTGACGAGTCGACCACGATTAAAACGCCCACCGCCAAGCGGGCCAAGAACGCCGTTAAGATTGGCAGACTGGCCAAATATCGCAGGATCATGACGGGCTCGCCTGTTACCCGCTCGCCTCTGGACCTGTTCCAGCAGTGTGACTTCCTGCACCCTGACTGCCTCAACAGCACGTCCTATTATGCCTTCAGGGCGCGCTACGCTGTGATGGTGGAGCGTCAGATGGGAAGCCATAGTTTTAAGAAAATCGTCGGATACAGAAAGCTAGACGAGCTAAAACAAAAGCTCGACAGGTTCAGCTTCAGAATCAGAAAGGATGAGTGCCTCGATCTGCCAGAAAAGACCTACATCCGGCGCGAGGTCCAGCTAACCAAAGAGCAGGTAACCGCTTACAGCGATATGAAAAAGATGGCTCTGGCCATGCTCGAGGGCGGCATGGTGACGACAGTGAATGCCCTGACACAGCTGATGAGGCTGCACCAGATTGTTTGCGGCCACGTCAAGCTAGACGATGACCGTGTGGTCCCAGTCAAAAACTACCGCCTCGACGAGCTCATGGCAGTGATTGACGAGGCGCCTGATAAGGTGATTATCTGGGCGAACTACCGTCATGACATTGAGACCATCAAGCTCGCGCTACAAAAGGAATACGGGATGAACTCCGTGGGCACCTATTATGGTGACACTGACGACGATGAGAGAAGGCGCGTGGTCCGTGAGTTTCAGGACCCAGACAGCGAGCTCCGGTTCTTTGTCGGTAATCCCAGAACAGGCGGATACGGCCTGACGCTCACGGCTGCTGATACAGTTGTGTACTATAGTAACAGTTTTGACCTCGAGGTCCGACTGCAATCTGAGGACCGTGCTCACCGTATCGGCCAGACCAAATCAGTGACCTATGTCGACCTGATGGCTCGTGGGACGGTAGACGAGAAGATCGTCAGAGCGTTGCGGGATAAAATTGACATTGCCAATGAAGTGCTCGGAGAGGAGATCAAAGGATGGTTGATCTGATACCAATCAAGAAGAATTTCAAATATGAAAGCCTAGTCCGACAGGACCTGCCCGAGGGCAGACGTTACGTTTACGGCGACCAGAAGCTCCCCAGCGTGACGACAATCCTGAGCGGGACCAAAGACAAAGCGGCTCTTGATGCTTGGGTCCAGCGTGTCGGTCAAGAGGAAGCTGACCGAGTGAAGAACGAAGCAGCCAAGGTGGGCACCTACATGCACGAAGTGATTGAGCGGATGGTGGCCTATCGGGACCTGCCCCGCCCGACGAACTGGGAAATGATAAAAGGCTTCGAGATGGGATACCGCTTGATTGACGCTTATTTCAGGAATCTCGACGAGATATGGGGCAGCGAGGTTATGCTGTACTACCCTGAGAAGTATGCTGGCACCACTGACTTGGTGGCGGTGTATCGAGGCAAGCCCGCCATTGTCGACTTCAAACAGTCAAATCGACCAAAGCGCCGCGAGTGGATTGAAGATTATTTCTGCCAGCTCGCAGCTTATGCACTTGCTCATGATTATCTGCATGGGACAAAGATCGACAACGCGGTGGTTCTGATGGCAGTTCGGGACGGTTCGACTGCTGAGTTTTCGACTGCTGGACGCGAGTTCCGGCAATATAAGGATACGTGGTTGAGACGAGTTGACCAGTTTTTTGAATCACAGGAGTCCTCTACTTCTGAATGACCTCTAGCTTCGTTGTCTTTGGGATTCTTTTCTTTCCCAGAGTCGGCGAGTAGAAGTGATGGTACTTGGTCCCCTCTTTGTAAACCCAGCCTGCTGTCCAACCGAAGTCGCTGTGATACCAGACAGGAGCCCACCCACGGTTCTTAACCTTACGGACCGTGGGGTTCTTGATAAAGTAATCAGATTTTTTCATTTAGTGCTCTCCTTTCTCAGTACAAGGTCATTATCTTCTATTCATAGCCCATTGTCAACTACTTTATACTAAATTATTTTAATTTATTTTAAAATGATCGCTTGACATTAGACTACTTTGTGTTACAATGGCCTTGTTGATGAGAAAGGAGACAGTTATGAACAAACCAAACTTGCCCGAAATCAAAAAGATCATTAAGAAAGCCCACCCCGATATAAAAAACTTAAAGGTCACTTGGGAGAAAAAGCCATTTTGGTTTGACGAGGCCGGTCGAGATTTTGCGGGATGGTGGGCTATAGTGAAGCTCGAAGCTGAAGGGTTCCGAACCACCATCAAGACTGCCACGGTTGATACGCGCGGGCGACGGGCCGGACGGCTTATAGTCGGGTAGGGGGAGATAATTGGAAATCAGAAAGGAGACAGTTATGAACAAAGACTATGAAGAACCTTATTGGGAAGATGATCCTGACGTGGGAGCTGGCGGAGGCTGGAGCCCTGAAGTCCTAGCGATGCTTGAGAAAGCAAAAGGTAAACCCGAGAAAGGAGACGCCGATGAAAAATGAAGCCAAGATCAAGCGTATGGTCCGACGGTGCATGAATGAGCTCAAGAAAAAGAAGTATGAGCTCGACATCACTAAGGAAGACGTGGATCGGGCTCTCAAGATTACCCGAGTTGTCGACAAGGGGTGGTGCAACGGGGCCACGTATGGCGGGCGGAATGTGATTCAGATCAACCTGTCATACTGGCAGCACAAGAAAGGCAAGCACTTCCAGAAGGAGTATGACACCTTCAACAAGTGCCCCGTAATCGGTGGACGGTGGTGCGAGACTCTGGACCAGTCACTCTGGATAACCGTGGCTCACGAGGTGGCACACCACGTGCAGTATTCAAAGGGCCCGACTTGCCGGTGGCTCAAGAAGCACTACCGAAAGCCCCACGGTAGAGGCTTTCAGGATATCTACACTATCCTTCGATCAGCGGTGGTCAATAAGTTGCTACCCGACCCTGAGGGTGGGATCGAATGGAAAAAGGTCGGCTAACATTTGCCTGCTTTGAGATGGCCCTTGGTCCGTGGGACTGGGGGCTTCGGCCATCTGGGGTGCAGCAGGAGCAGGCGTTGGCGCTCCGCCAGTTGGCAGTCCACGAGTCGGAGGTGCAGGCCGACGAGCCTGCGGGGCAGCCGCCAGTGGTACACTGACTTCGACATCCTCCTCCTCTTCTACTTCAGGTGTCCCGCCCACAACTGCACCACCGCCTAGCGTGATACTGTCAGATAGTCTGCGTCTGCCGGTTGTCTGGCCAGTGACTGCGGAAGCAGCTCGGGACCTGCCATAAGAAGTTCGGGCTCCATTTACAAACATCCACTCACCTACAGCGTTGTAGACGTTAGTCGAGCCCATGGCTCTCATAAGTCTGCCGAGAATGCTTCCAATCGCAGCACCGCTGTTAGAGGCGTTCTTTGCAGTCCTCGTCATGCGCGCTGTAGTTTCGGCCAGATCAGACATAATCTGGAGCTCTTCTGGCTCGAATAAGGTTCCTAATAGTTCAGGGTTTCTTCTTCTGGCATCACGAAATTCTCGTGGAAACTTATTGGCTGCTCTGCCTGTCGCTGTTGACTGAACCCCATCGGAGATCAGCATAAACGCTTCCTGCCGGAACATGTCCCACTCAGCTTTAGGAAGCTGGTTCTTGAGCGTATTCAGAGTTCGGATCGCCTCTGGCTTACTAATCAGACCGCTAAACGTGGCTCCAAGGACCTTCTGTGCAGCCGCCTGCGGGGCGACTTCAAAGGTTCGGACTCCATCCTTGACTACTCTCTTGGTCAGGGTATTTAAAATGCCGCCCTTACTGTCCCAAGTTTCTTTGAACCCGCGATAATTTTTAATCGCATTAGCCCAAGCGCCTACCGCCTCAGCATTTCCATACAGGAGATTAGCGTCTGCCATCTCGTAAAGTTTGTCGTCAAGGAGCCCCAGAACTTCTCGCGCAGCCTGTGCATCACTACCTTTACCGTTTTTAGCCTGATTGACCAACTGGGTCCGGTAGGTTTGTATTCTTTCCAGACCCACGCCCTCTTCAAAGGCGTCGCTCAGGTTTTTCATTATGGAGTCAGTTACAGGGATGGCCAGTGGATCGAAATTCTTCCCTACCTGTTCTGCAATGGTTGTTCCGAAGCCAGAGGCATAATTTGGATCAAGGTAGGTACTCTGTCCCAGCTCCCTAGCTGATTCATACATCTTATCCGCACGGTCTCGAGCTGCCTTCTTTGCATTGTAAAGAGCCTGCTGAATCGCCGCTCCGCCCTCTTGACGCGCAACGGTGGGGCCGCCTCTAGCAATAATCTGCTGCATGGCGGTTATATTCTCTTCAATTGCTGCTTCTTGGGCCGCGAATCGTTCAGTTATGATTTCTTTGGCTCTATCGCCATAAACGCCTTTAGAGGCGAGGTCCTCAAAGAGCTGCTGCTCCAAGTCTCCGGTAATTTGGCCCGTGGTCAGCTCAACAGGAACCGGAAGGCCCTGAGCGCGCATCTTGGCCAGAGCCTCTTCGGGAACAGAGCCCTCTCTAAGCATCCGCGCCAAATCGTCATAGATCGCAATCTGCACCTCATCAGGATCGATGCCAAGGCTCTCAAGATAGTTTTTTGCCTCTGTGCTCAATTTAGCGTCTTTATCCACCACCTTGGTAGGGTTTTTTCTAAAAAGGCTTGATATCCTGCCGCCCAGTGAGGAAAGAATCCTGCCAAAACCATAGGCTGCACCTGCCCATGCCCCGCTCTCGCCTGCAACAAAAGGATTGAATGAATCACCTGAAGAAAGGGCGGAGAACTCCTCTATGAGCGCACCCTCTGCCAGTCCAACGGTAACAATATCAGCCCCCATAACAGAAGGCACTCCAAGTGCAGCTACCGCAGGCTCTAGCACTTGAGCAAGCGCAACCGCTCCAGTGAGTTGAGTTGCGGTAGGTATATCAAGACCTCGAGGATTGGGATAGAAGGTCTTCCATCCTTGCACTCTGCCTCTCTCGATATTGGGAACGGAAGCAATAACATTGTCAAAGCTATCCCGCATGGTCATAGCGCCGGGAAAGATTTCCTTGATCCCAGAGTCCAATCGATCAGGATCGAGAGTAGACGTAATCAAGGTCATGAGCTGTGCTTGCTGACCAGCAGAGGCTCTTAGCCCCAGCTTCTCGTGGCCTGCAATCGGAAGATTGGGATATTGAACCTTAGCGCCTGCAAACCAGTCGCCCACGTCTCTAACAACACCAGTAGCTACGTCTGACACCTCGCCCATCTTATTAATGGCCGAGGGGATAAGACCGGGCGTATAGGCACCCGTTACGATATCGATGCCCTGATCAGTCATGGCACCAAAATTACCCGCCATGTAATTCTCGTAATCGGCTGGGCTCAGTTGTCCGCTGTAATCTACTTCTGCTGTTTCATTCGACATAACGAAATTATCCGCGTCTTTGATCTCGTCTTATCTTTTCTTCCCAAAGCGGCCAAATCATGCCCTCTGGCTTGGTTATCCAGACCTCATACTCTATGCCTTCAGGGACGGGAGGAATGTCATCCTCTTTGCTCTCCGTTCTCACGGCTGGGGGCTCTGGAATCTCTAGCTTACGCTTCTCTCCGCCTCTTATATCGAAATAGGCATCAAGGTCTCCGCGTTCAACGCGGTCATTGTAAAGCTGAATGTTTTGAATATCCCTGTTTCTACGCGCCTCAGTCATTTCTAACAAGGTTTGTTTAGACAGCGATCTTGTACCTGTCAGGACCTCTCTCAAGAACTCTCTTTCTGCTGGGGTATCCAGACCTCTGGCCCCAATTCCAAGAGCTCCAATCTGCTCAAATACGGCTGATCCCAGTAATGAATCTAGGAACTGGTCCTGAGTAGCCCTGTTTGCGGCAAGTTCATCTGCTCCAAACTGACCTTTCAGACGATCAAACGTGGTAAAGAAGTTAGCGCCAATACCTGTGTTGATATCCTCATTCAGGAGACTATTGAGCGTCTGGTCTATCTTGGACAGATTGCTCACGGACTTCTGAGCAGTGTTGACCAGTGCTCTGTCGTCTTCAGCTAGGTATTTAGCCAACGCCTCTGCATAGGTCTCGCCAGAGTTCACGTTGATATTTGCAGGAGGTTGACCACCGGGAGCATATAGTTTTCCGGTTTGATCTACCTGCCAAGCTCGATTAACGTCCAGACTTCGATTTTCTTTCTCTTTCGTGGTCAGGGTCCTAAAGCTCTTTGACTTGGCTGCCTGCTCCAGAACGTCAAAATAACGCTCTTTCTCTGCTGCACTCAGTGCTTGAGCGGCGCCTACTTCAGACTGAGCTTGCTGCAATGCGGCAAGAGTTGCCTGCTGCTCGCCTTTGCGGGCCTCTGAAACACGGGCACCTATCTGAGCAGGAAGTTGACTGGCTGCTCCAGCCAATCGAGAGGCCATTGAACCGACCAAAGGCTGACCGCTTGGACCGACGTTTCCAGCAAAATTCAGTGCTGCCTGAGCTATATCCAGCATCATTTGACCACGGGCAGTTTCTTTGTCTCCTGTGCCCAGCAGTTCAGCGAACTGGGGCTGTAGCTCCTTGGTTCGCGTCATTAGGTCAGGGATAGGAATTTCAGTGGGTCCTTGAGCAAACTGCTGCAAATAGATTTGTTTTGCTCTTTCTACCAACTCAGGAGGATAGTCTGAGTAGCTCATTGTGCTCTCAGTAGTGGTGGTCGATGCGTCACCGCCCTCTTGAAAGTATTTCACTTCCCCGCCCTTAGCCATTGGCATAGGAGGCATTGGCCCTTGGTCCATGGGCAAAGAAGCTACGCCACCGGGCAGTGGAGCACCCGGTGGCATAGAAGCAGGCGGCATCATTGCCGCCTCTGGGGGTGCTGGGGGCATACCACCTAAGGAAGCGATACCTTGCTGCGCCAATACTGGTTGCAGCAACGCCAAAACATCATCAGGAGTTTCCGCTGCATTGTCATATCCAACAAGATCAGCAAGCTCTTCACGGCGAGCCTCTACTGAGCGGTAGTCTCCCCGTAAGTTGTTCATCAGGATTTCAGGAGAATCAGGTTGACGGCTCATGATTCCGGCCATGTCGCTGGAATCACCCTCTTTACCCTTCATTTCTTCCTCAATCTCGGCCATGACTTCATCAAGATCGTCCATGAACCCAGACATGATGCCGACGTTTTCGATCTGATCGTCGTCTACCATCTGCATTTTATCTTTCTTAGCCATGGAAGCTCCTACAATAGTCCTAGGTTTTTAGCGCCTGACGCGGCAGAAAGACCTGCTACACCCAGTCCGATAGCGGATTGAAGGGGGCTGGCGCTTGGGGCACTGGCAGAGGTCAGTGACATCTGCGTAGTTGGTGCCCCTCGATAAATATCTGAAACAAAGCCCAACTGCTGGTAAGGAGCCATTTGCTCTTGCAGTTGAGTTGCGCGAATGGCGTCTAGCTGTGCCTGCTCTGCCTGACGCTCCAGACCGCCCAGACCAGCAAGTAGTCTTGTGTCTTCCGCGCCTAGCTGCTGAGTGGCCTGACCCAAAGCACCGTATTGAGTGCCCAGAGAGCCAAACTGGCCGCCTAGCTGACCCAGAGTAGAAGCCTTGGAAAGGTCAACGCCTGCCTGTTGGGCAGTGAGGCCACCGATTCCTTGCGCTAGATTGGCAAACTGCATGCCTGCCTGACCCAAAGCCTGACCTCCGGCCAGTTGACGACCTTGCTGGGCTTCAAAAGAACCTTGAGCAGCCTGTTGGGCCTGTAAATAGTTCTGTGCGTAATCTTGCATGATTCGCTGCATCATCAGGTCTTGAACGCCACGCTCTGTTTCAGCGCGCTGCACTCCTTCACGAGTGCCTCCAAAAGCACCTGCTGCTACCGCTTGGGCAGCCTGCCCTTGGCCTGCGATATCTGCCTGACGACGCATTTCTCTTAGAGCGTTTTGAGTCACCTGCTCTTGGTACGGATTCATGAACGCTTGAGCAGAAGCAGGATCGTAAGCCTGTGCTGAACCAAGGATGCCGCCTATGCCCTGTCCAATGACAGGCACTGCTCTGCCCAGCATTTCCTGAGCCGCTTGATACTGGGGCGCTGTCTGGATCGCTCCAGCCGCCAAAGCTCCACGCTGGGCAATGTCCATACCTTGAGTAAGGCCTTGAGCACCCGCCTGAATGTAAGGCTCAAAGGCTCCGACGCCCTGCTTGGCAAAATCAATTGCTTGCTGCTCAGTTGGAGCCAGCCCTGCTGCAACGGTAGGAACCGTCATCATGGGCTGGTTATATAGACGTTGGGCCTCTTGCAGGAGACCGAGCTTATAGGCTTCGACCTCGGGGGCCTCACGCATTATCTGCGTGGTGGTTGAAATATCAGCCATTCTTAGGGCCCTCCAATCGTTTCATTAGCGCGTACATTTTCTTAGCACCCAATCTTCTTGATCCGTTGCCCATGTTTCTCACTGCCTTGGCAGTGAACACAAACTCTCCGTCACTCAGCATAGCAGGGATATCATCTGAAGTGCCTGTTCCCGGCCCTGATATATGACCGTTTTTACGCGGAAACTTGGTTTCTCCCTGCGGGGAGCTGCCTTTTGCGGCTTTTCGTGGAGAATAGAAGCTATAAGGCGTATACATAGCGGTTGGAGACATCGTTTGAGTGCCACCAAAACTAAGCCCGTAACGACTAGGCTGCTCTGCCAAGAGTCGAGCACCGGGGCTGATTCCCGCTGCAAAGTCTTCCCATCCTGCTGGAACGCTGCCCTCTTCCTCTCCACCGAGAAGACTCATGACACCAACTCCAGCAGCGGCCAACGGGCCGTATTTGTAGAGCATGCCGCCTGAGTTCTGGGCTATAAAGTCAGTCACCACGTCAGGAACCGCATTAGAACGAATTGCTTCATTCAAAGCGGCACGGGAGCCTCCGTAAAACTTGTCTGCGGCCTGTGTCAGAGCTCTTTCCTGTCCCACTGCTGCTCTGGCTTTTGGACTTAGGAAATCCTTAACTGGGTCCGTAACTCGGCTCAGGAAGCTAGGCTTGGGCATTACTTCGCCTGCGGCCCCTCTACCAGCCTCATAGAACCTGAAATCTTTGGCTGTGGGCTTCAACAAGTCTGCCAGTGGCCCTTGAGTCGGGACGCCTGTCACACCTTCAGTGGGCAAAGTGGCTATGCCTTGAGCCGTTGGAGCAGCCGCTCTGGCTGCTGTGGCTCTGTCTACTGCGGCCTGTTGTGCAGCAGTTCTTTCGCCTGCTTGTCGAATAGTTGCACCGCCGGGAGCAGCAAAAGGATCGCCGGGCATGACCTGAGCCTGAGAAGGAGGCAATTGAGTCCGCGTAATGCCTGCTAAGTTGTTGGGCTGGGCAGGGAAAGACTGTGCTCCAGCCTGCTGCATAGGAGTCCGTGTTATGCCAGCGGTATCCACCATTTCAGGAGCGTAGACCTTAGAAACACTCTCAGTGCCTCCTACCACGTCGCCTCTGGCTGCTTCGGCTGCTGACTCTCCCACGTCGGGAAGTGCTGAATCGCCTGCGCCAGTAAAGAAGTCACGTGCTTTTTCTACCTGACCGCTAATTGTAGTTGCGCCCTGATAGCTTCCCGCCTGAAAGGCTTCCGCACCGCCTGCTACGCCACCGATTGCGCCTGCGGTCAGACCACCGATAGCACCCGTCTTGAGAGCATCTTTCAGATTACCACCTGCTGCCAAGGTTGAACCTGCACCGCCCACGAAGCCTGAGACTGCTGCCACGCCTACTGAGGACGTAACCCCCAGCAAAGATGCGGCTGCTGGCCCCAAAAAGAAGCCCAGAGCGATAGAGGTAACAATCCGACCAACGGTAGAACTGGCAAACTTCTTAACTGCCTTGCCAATCTTCTTGAAGACTTTTCCTATGCCTTTAAACAGCTTTTTGAAGAACTCAGGCAGTCCGGTTACAGGATTGATTGTGCCGCTACCACCCATCCGGCGTAAAACCATAGCCTCACGTGGTGAAATATGGGCCAGCATCGTATCGCCATAACGACCCTGTTGAGCCATGGCCGCTGCAATAGGCTTAAGTTCAGCGATTCCGCCACGGGCAAAATTCTGTGGTTCAGGCTGTGGAGCAGGAGAAGAAGCTCGTATCTCATCAACTGCCATGTTCAGGGCAGCAAAGAACTCTGGATCAAACACAGGAGGAAGCAGGTCCTCAGGAATGTCCTGCGCCAGATACTTCTCTCTGATTTGCGGATAATTCTGTGGGGACGCTAGGATTTCATCGACCATCTGATTAAGCGCGTCCATAGCTTCTGGGGGAAGCTCAAGATCACGAAGTTCTGCCTTGAACTCAGCAACGGCCTGAGGATCAGCCTCTGAAGCTGAATCAAGAAGGTCCTTGCTAAATTCTTGGGGCGAGACTTGCTGGCGGAGCTGCTCGAAAGCCGCCAGATTTTCTGGGGTCAGTTGATCGACTGGATTTTGTTCGGGGAGTCCCATCGCTGCTCCCGACATCGCTTCTGCCATGTGTTTTGCACCTGTCAATAGTGAAAAAGACCCACAAGAGGTCGCGCATCGGGAGATGCGAAGTTGTTACATTATCAATGGTTTATCAATTCCTGTCCACCTCAAGGTATGACAGGTAAAAATGCACCGTGCCCACGGTTGACGTGACTTTCACGATGTCTCCTTCCTCAACAACACAAGGCACCCCATTAAATACATCAATCGTCGTATTTGAGGCTAAAGCCTTGTTTTTTAACAAATAGTGCGTGGTTCCACTGCCCGAACCATACTGAGTTACAGTAATCGAGGCATTGGAGGTATTGGCATTCGTTACACGCAAGGACCGCATAATTGCAGTTGTCGCATCAGGCACGGTGTAAATTGTTGTCTCAGTCGCCGCACTGGGGATCGAAACATCGTGTAAATATCGATTAGCCATGCTTCACCTATGTCAAATCATAGACTTCAAACGAGCCTATGATGTCGTTATTGCCTGCAAATACACGAGCAGCCAGCGTCAGTGTATCGCTTGTGCCCGCAATAGTCCTGCCTAGCTGCAATGCAAAATTGTAGTCAAAAGTAGTCCCTATGCCCGAGGCGCTTTGATTTGTGCCGCTTATGTATTCAACGTGAACGATAGTGCCTCCAGTAAGAGCGGAGGCAGTAACATCATAGTCAAAATTGGCAAAATCTGTTGTATTGTAGGACGCCCCAGTTAACGTGGCGTTTTTGATAATCGCAATCTCATAGTTGTCTGGATTGGTTCCACTGGGCAGCACAGGAATGCCCGCAGGCAGGATCACCGAATCTAGCCTGTCAGAGGCCAGTCTTATGGTTACCAGCGGCTCAAAACTGGTTCCGATAGCAGTATCTGTCGTCATTCTGGCCACTTTTTTTATGGCCTTTTCCTGATATCCGCCCTCGGAGATTACCGTCGAGCATATCTGCTTAAGCGTAGAGCCAGAAGCCACGGTGCCTGTAGCGGTTATCTCATAACGAATGGGCAGGATAGCCGTTGTCATGTATACCGCATCATTAACATTCGCATTGTGGAAGGTATGAGCCACAATTAGCTGACCATCAATGACGAAGCCACAACGAACCGAACCGACGCCTAACCACTCAAAGTCTTGCCACAGAATCTGGGATTTAGTCAGATCAAGCGTAATCCCGCTGGCTCCGTTACCATCAAAGGTGTCTCCGTTCCAACTGGACTGAGCGACTCGGGTATTGACCACAGAGCCCGTGACATCGCTCCGCATGACCATATAAATGGTGTCATCATCCTGCTCTAGGTAAACACCGTTTTCAGCCCCAAAATAGCCTACTCGCTGGCGTAGGTTGGTTTTAGCCTCGTCAAACACAAACGTATTCATTACCAGCAGGCTTTTTCCCGGCTGATACGGAAATACCCTAAGGCTTTCCCGAATGACCTCATCACCAGAGGTTGTCGTGATTGTTAAAGAGGTAGTGCTGGCATCCGCGCTATAGCTGGTAGAACCACTGCCTGATGTTGAAGTGTCAAAATTACCAGAGTCCTGATAACGGCTTTGGCTATCAAAAAGCGTAACAGGCTGACTAGTCCGCATGCGTCCGAACGCATCACCTGCGGGTCCAGACGGATATGTTGATATTGGGCCAGTCAAAGTTTCATCTCCTCTTGATTCAAACCACGTGTTAGCAATGACTAGGTTTTCCGTAGTTATCGGCGTATACGTGCTATTTAGCTGAAGGATTATCTGCTCAAGAGAACGCACCAGTTGGTTAAATTGCTCTGGGCTATACTCGTTTGCAACTGCATTAGGTAAACGAACATTTTGTATTTTGCTCATCTGAGACCATCCGGTTGCAGGTCAACGCGCAGAGTACCGTATCGCCACCAGCTATTTATGTCGCTACTGGTCATTTTAAGCGATATCTGTCTACCACGCGCCCGAGTGTCCACCTTTTGCGTAGTGGGACTGACCGTATACGGGTCCAAGGAGCTCGGCGTTGCATCTGCCTGAGGATATGGCCTCAAGAACAAATTAACTGTTACGTCTCCCTGCTGATCCTTGAAGTCAGGTATGAACCGACGCATCAGGACCATATTGTCGCCCTCACCGATGTCAAAGTACCCAGACTCAATAAAAGCGGAGATAGCCGTCCCATCTGCTTGGTTATAGCCGTCTTCTTGATTATAAACCAAGGTCCTTCCAGCGGTGAGACCATAGATAGTGCTGAGGGTGCTTGCTGTGCTGGTCGGAAAGTATTCCGCCGCAATAGGCTTTTCAAAGACCCCCACATCCTGCCACGTAGTTCTAGCGAGAGTGCCTATAGACCACACGTTTTCAAGATAATTAAACGTCACGCATCGATCAATATAGTCGCTAGTAAGACTGCAATAGAACCAAGTAATTTCGTTGAAATCAGTGTTCAAAGCAGCAAATACCTTGGTCTTTTGGACAAGATTTATGTCACTAAAAACGTAATCCTGAACAGTAGAAGGGAGCTTTTTAACGGTGCCGTCAAAGACATAAAAAGCCTCTTTACCCATCCAAAAGGCCAAACCATTCACATCCACCGCAGCATGCGGGCCCTGACAGCCACAGTTAGCTGCCAGTTGTTGGAAACCGAAGGTATACGGAGGACCGATATACTGCATGCCATGCAGTGACGTATCGGTGAGAATCAGTATCTGGCCTCTGGATCGAATGGCGCTAACAATCTCAGTGCCGTCAGATAGCCTCTGCCCGCCTGCGGTATTTGTCGCAGTCTCGGTAAAGGTGCCTATGTTTTCCTGATCAGAAAACCGCACAAACATTGGGTCCTGAGTGGTGGGGTCTCCAACAGTTGTTTCCGTCCCAAAACAAACCAAATGCCTATCTGGGCTTGATACCAGAGCAAAAGTGCTTGTTGTGGGCGCCCCTGAAATAACGGAAGCTCTTACGCCTGTCCCATCGGTAGACGGGCTCCATTGATACACGCTTCCGTCCACCAGTTGCATAATTAGGTTTTCACCAAAATTATCAAATTGCCAAGAACGAGAAGAAAGAGATTCAACCTCAGAGGCGGTTCTAGCAGTGCCCCACGTACTTGCACCCCATACTCCTGTACCCCATCCAAAATCAAAAAACGTAGTATCTGAGCCCACGTTTATTTGATAAGCACCTACAACAGAGGCCCCTCCATTACCTGTATCGCTGCCGTCAGCGTTTACAGGAGCGGTAATTTTATATGTAGCAGAATCGACTACTTCAGTAATCTGATATTCAGAGTTGAGAATATCCGCTGTGATTTGGCCGCCAAGTGAGACAGCCCCAGAAAAGGTAACAAAATCGCCTTCTAATGCACCATGAGCGGTGTCGGTTACTGTAAGTATGGGGGAGCCTGAAGAGGCTGAGAAAGTAACGTCCCCTGCGGCAGTGGTAGCTCGTATTGGCGTGATATCAAACCATGCTCCACCCGTGCTTACATAAACTTTTCGATCTGTGCCAAGAGCTAAAAAAGGAGTTCCGGCCAAGGAGGCCCATGAAAACAGGTGACTTGCATAGCCAACTAGGTAGTTGGCACTTGTGTTGAAATAGGTCCAGCCGCCTATTTTTTCAGGCAGAGTGTAACGGAAACGAATATTGTCTCCGTTGGTCCATCCTCCTTCTGCGCCGTATTCTGTGTTCTGCTTATCAATTCCCGGCTTAAGCGTTAGCTTGAAGAAACTCATTGGGGTACTCTCCGCTTCGTATCATGTTGCACAAACGGTCAGCCCGTTGTCCCACTTGTTTACTCCACCTAGAATCCATAAATTCGACATACGCGACCTCATAATTCTCATCTTCCATTGCAGCTAGGGCTTTTACAAAGCCCTTCAAACGAGGCATTCCTAGGTTAAAGCACATGTCTATCATAGCATCACGACGAGCTTCATTGAGCGAAGAAAACCAACTAAATTCTGTTCCCAGCTCTTTCACAACCCTGTTTATGTCATTTGATAGCAGATAATCTACCTCATCATCTGATAAACCAAGGCCTATTTCTGGGTCTACGCAGCGGCCTATTCCTACAGTCCAATAACCCTCTGGGTCCTTATATATCCTGTGTCTGCCGTTAGTTTTGATTTCCCCCTCGTGGAGACGGAGCATCCTATTTATTTTTTCCATTACTACCACCAAAGAAGAAGGCGCTTATGCCACTCACGAGCCCTCCAAGGTATCCTAATACGAGGTTCACCACCCCGTCATCATTGGCGTCAGGCGGCTGTATGGTCACCATGAAGATATAAGCAAGAAAGCCCAGCAGGCTAATTACGGCAAATATCTTCGGTGTCGGGTCATCCCCAAACACGCGCCTAGCGTCCTTTCGGTCTTCGACCTCAGTCTTAAACGACTCAAGGTCAATCTCAAGCTCTCGAATCCGATCCTTGAAGTCCGTATCTGCTTGCTTTACGAGTACCGCCTTCTCTGGCTGCGTCTCCAGTATCTTCTCGATCTGCTCAACCCCAGCATCTGGGACGCCGATCTTACTGGCAACCATCTTGATTGCCATACCGGCCATAGGCCCACCAGCAGCAGAAGCTACCGTGGGAGCGAGAGATTTGAGCAGAGAGCCTAGTTTCATTTGAATAGCAGCACCAGTTGGATGATTAACCTAAGATCAGCTATCGCTTTTGTCTACGCCATCGGCGTTTTCCTCCGCGACAATATCGTCTATTGTGTCACAGACATCAGGCACTACCACACCAGCCGTAGCAGACAAGGCAGACCGGCCAACAGCGCGAATGCCTTTATAGAAGTCATTGCAGTACAGTTCTTTGTTGTCGATTACACCTTGAACAGATGTGCAGCTAGACAACGTGAAAACAGCTAAAAAACTAATCTTTAATAAACATTTCATTCGCTATATCCTCCAGTTCTTTGCGAGCTAGTTCTTTGTCCCTAGCAATTTGCACCACTTTCTTGGACTGTGCTTCTTGCTCATCCAGAAACTCTTTTAGCCTATCCTTGTAGCCGTCCATCATGTGGTCAGCTATTCGGTCTTTCAGATCCCCCCTGTCAGCAACTCTGGTGTCTTTGCTGGGATTTATGTAGTCAGGGCCGGTATTACTGAAGTACAACATAGTCTGCGAGCTTGAAGGGCCGTAGCAAAAGCGTGGGATTCTAGCCACCATATCGCTGCCCTGCACACAGGATATCTGAGTATCGAGCTTCATTGGGCGCTTGAAGCCCTTGAAGAACACGTTCGGCTTACCGAAGGTAATTAAATTTATATTGTCGTGTTTACCGTTCAACATAGAGGCAGACAGCTCTGCCAACGCACCACCGAGGCTATGACCGCAGATTAGGGTGCGTTTTTTGGGGTCTATGTGTTTTTCAACTTCTTTCCAGACTGACCTGTGGGCCATCGCAAATCCACCGTGGCACAGCCTACCGGCATAAGGCACAGGCACAACCAAAGCATCGGTTAGCCAATCCCGCCCCTGCTGTGTGCCTCTGAAAGCTATGATGTCTATGGACTTTCGTTTTGCTACATATACAGTAGTCGATGTCCATTTACTTTCAATTTTGATGGCGTCTTTATTCTTTTCTTTGTAGGCATTCATTGCCCAACTTACAGCCATATTTAACAAAACGGGGTCGAGTTTCATTTGTCAGCCTTGCCTTCTAAACGCTTAAATATCGCGCCAAGCATTTCTTTGATTTCGCGGATGTCTTCACGGTAATCGTCTTTAGCCACGTATTTTTCCGGTATCTGCTTAAGATCATCGTTAATCTTATCTAACGTGCCAAACAGGCGATTGACCAGCACTCCACCAAGAAATCCGGTCACCGCTATAATTATGTTAAACAACCACTGATATTCCATTACTCTATACCTATATCTCTCCGTTCAGCGGAATATCAAAATCCAATCGCTGCTCAAGCAGTTTTGTACGCACCTGTATATCGTCTATTCTTTCCAAGTTCCCCTCCAACCGCTCTATCTGGTTCTGGAGAATCTCAATAAACAAGTCTTGTCTGGCATCTGCTGGTAGAGCGCCAAGCTCTCCCCTTGGCCATTTGACTCTAAACTCATTGTTCTGCTCAATAGCCATTTCTGAAATTTCAAAATCGTGTTCCAGCGCGTTTATTCGTTCAATGAGACTAAAATATCCAGCGGTTATAACAGACATAAACGCCAACAACGCCAAAATATTCTTCAGCGGAATGGCAAGTTCTGTGTCTTCGTTGACTTTTGCCATATGCCATTACTCCACCGCTACGCTAGTAATCACCATACCTACAGCAAAAAGAACCGTAAAAACACCTACTATTACCACTATATCAACCATTGCCGCTCTGGACTGCGCCTTAGCCCTAGCATCAGCTATACGCATATTCCGTATTTTAATCCGCTCTCTGAGCATGTCATGCCAGAGATTTGCGTTACCCGTCCAGTAGAACAGGTCTTTCAGTTCTTTCTCTAGCTGCTCGGCTTTTTGCTTTTGAAGCGTTATCTCTAATGCCTGACTTTCAACCGATTTACCACCGAACAGTTTTTCTATTTTGCTGGGGTTAGTAGCTTTCTGTTCTAAAACGCTGACCTCTTCTCGGGCATCCCAGAACTTGCCTAAAGCTCTAGTCATATCGCTAAGTTCTCGGCCTTCATTGACCGCCGTCTTCATGAAGCGGTATGCAGAGGCGCATATCTGTACTGCTGCTACGATCTCTGCGGCCATTAGTAGATTTTCACCCCGTCTTGAGTCGGGTCTACCAGTATTGGCTTGCAGTACGCTGTGATCCCTATAGAGGTACTGGGTGAACCTCTACGTCTTAGTTTGGCGGCAAACTCGTTGCAGGTGTCGATACTACGGAAGCACATAGCCTCACGACAGTCATCGTTAGCTACCTCGACGCCACCTATGGTCATTATCAGTACAAAGACGTGAATCACAGCGCATGCTCTTAACCGTTTAGGGCCTCCATCCTAGCCCAAATTTCGTTTGCAGTTGCAGTTGGATCAAACGGTATCCACACCCCAGAATTTGGTACTGTTTCAATAGGAGCCTCTTCCCATTCGCCCCAATCTTCTCCATTAGTTTGTAAGTAATTCTGCAAATCAACTTTTGTAGCAAAAACAGAAAAATCACCGCTGGCTCCGTCTTTGGAGATACCTACATAATAAAAATCTTGTGGTGAAGGGTCACCTGAAGGAACGGCACAGGTTCCTATAACCTGATTCTCTCCCGTGTATAAAAACTCAGGCTGCGCCCCATCTGCGTTCAAAGTGTACTTTATTACTTGATGCGGCATTTTCCACCTCGTGCTGGTAAGCGTATTGTCCTGTGAATAAATATGCCCCCATATGCCCTAGTTGACACCACGGGGCGAGCCAAACTTCTCCATCCAACTCTCTATACGAATGACAGAAACTATAGTCTTCAGACAATAGTTGATTATCTACATTTATTACTTTAAAAAAATCATATGTTTTATCTGGTTTTGCAACAGTCCCTGACCACTGCCGTTCTACATACCAACCAACATGAGGTTTTAACTTTTCAAAAACGGCTCTTTTTATGAGCATAAAACCAGTGCCGATATGTTTAACTTGAAACGGCTCATTTGGGTCTTGCATAAAATGACCTTCTAGCTCATTAACATTAAATATGCCTGTTAGTTTACTAAGGTCCGGATGATTACGAATTGCTCCTTTTTTTATGTCAGACCAATTAATTCCTTTCATTGGTACAGCCCCGCCTATGAGGTCTTTACCAGTTTTAATCATTTTAGCAATATCGTTCGGATTAAATTTTTGGTCTGCATCTATAAACATAAGATAGTCTGCATCTGTGTCCAAAAAAATTTTCGCAATTTTGTTTCTGGCTCTTTGCACTAGGCTCTCGTTTCCAACAAAGACATTCGTTAATTTTATCCTATTAACCAAACACGCTTCTTGAAAATTAAGTATAGATTCCGTGTATTCTGAGCAACACACCCCTCCATACATAGGAGTACCGACGACTATATGCATTAGCCGACCTCTTTGAGTATTTCGTCTGGAACGTAGTTAACTAAACTTTGTTTATCTAGCAAAGAAAACCCTCTTCTTTCTGCAAAAATTCTAGGATTGTCTGCCCACTTTTCTGTCAAAGCCTCCATCCATTGGAGAGTCATTTCATGTGTAGGTGCTTTACCTTCCTTTAAAAGTTCCATTTCTGTATGAAGATAAGCGTCTAACTCTAATTGCGCCTGCGCTCCATTTATACCAAGCTCAAAAAGATAAATATGATTACCCTCATCTATCCTACCCCCAGACGCTCTTGCAGATATAAGTGCCTGCTTTAAGGCCGTCATAATGTGATACTTTACTTCTTCTTTTTCGTATTCTTCTTCTGTAATCCCTTCTTTTTTTACGTGGGTCAAAAGATTGTTGTATTGGTTTATAAACGCGTTAATTTTTCTGACCGCTCCCCCCACTAATTCTTTAGAATGCTCCATAGCAACTTGCATTCTTTCTATTTTTAGTTCAAGCATCTGCCTTTCAAACAAGTCCTCTGTTTCTTGTAGCTTTCTTTCCCAACGCTCAAGTTTTATTTTAGCTTTTTTAAAATTAAAGTAGGCTTCTGTTAAAGCTGTTTTTGTATTTTCAATTTCAGCTAACGTAAACTTCATAGCTCTAATTGGAGTTAACGCAGTTACATCAACTGTGACTGCCATAAACTGAGAATGAGATTTGTGAAAATTACTAGAAGCGTCTCTGATCGCAGGGAGGTTCTCCGCAATGTTTGCAATCATTTGTTTGTACTCAGGCTTATCTTGCGGTAAGCACGGAGATATACTTTCTCTAGTAACCAAACTATAAGAATCTTTTTTGCTGTCCACTAAGTTAGAAACCGTTTTATTCTTCATAATTTATTGGACTCCACCGCCATCATTTGAACACCCGCCTAGATAAAATCTATCACCAACCAAATCACCAAAGTCGCTTGAGTTTCCTGTTGTGGATATAGTGATATACTGGATTACATTTTGGTCAGAATAACCACCTGAATATATACGACCGCCCGCAAATGTCACCCTAGTTGTGGAGCTACAAGCGGCCATACCAGAAGTGTTTACGAGCAAGTCGCCAAAATCTCCAGTGTACCCAGAAGTAGAAAAAGTGTTGTAATTTATAGTATTTGTGAAATTTAGAGCAGAAGTGCTACTCGGCTGATAAACCCCTCTAGTAGAACTAGACCCTCCACAGTTATATCCCGCAAAAGCCGCTGCGCAACTACCATAAGACGAGGAATTTCCTGTGGTGGCGGTAGTTATTCTTTGGAAGTCAGAAAAACCTTGACCATCATAACCAGACTCTCCTCCCATATAAAGAATATGAGTTGGACTAGATATACATTCTCCGTATCTTCTACCGTAACCATAACCGTGGTCGGCCAAATCACCAAAATCAGTGGCATTACCTGTTGAGGCAATAGTTACATAATCAATACGGCTTGTTGAGTAATAGTCAATGCCCCCAAAAAAACAAGCCCTAGTGGAGTTATTCCCTCCGCCTAATTGGAATCTTCCTATGGTTAAGTCGCCAAAATCCGACCAGTTTCCTGAAGAAGCTATGGTTCCGTAGTCTATGAAATTAGCGTAAGTAGCTCCCGACGCACTTCCCCCCGCAGCCAACCCCCGCGTAGTTGATGCGGCAGAAGTTAGGTCACTTATGGAGTTTACAATATCTCCGTAATCAGTAGCATTACCTGTACTGCTTATTGTTATTTTGTTTATAGTGGCATATTTTGAGCCTCCGGAATCTGATCCCCCCATAAATAACCCGATAGGTAGCGAAGTGGGTGTCACAGAGTTAGATGCAGAGCTGTATGCGCCAGACGCGACAGAGTTTTCTGCTCTAACTGTGAAGGTATAGGCAGTTCCACCGGTAAGTCCTGTCACTGTAAAAGGTGAGCCACTAGCGTTACGAACACCACCTGTGGCTGGACTTGGTAAAACTTGATATCGGTCTAGTGCAATACCACCTGTTTCTGTAGGAAAAGAAAGCTCTGTCCAAGTAACAGTTGCTTGTTCTTCACCCCCTACTGCTGTAGGGGTAGAAACTTGATCCGGAGCAACAGCAACTACAGTAGAAGAGGTGTTACTGTTAGCGAGTGTACTGCCGAAAGGATTTGTAGCGGTGACCACGCACCGCAAAGTTTGCCCTACATCATCGGAAACAACAGTGTAACTACTAGAAGTAGCCCCACTAATGTCAGAGGCACCTCTCTTCCATTGATAGGTAAAAGTAGGGGTAGTAATGCTTGTCCAAGTACCGTCGCTGACACTTATCGTTTGATCGTATTCGGGGGTCGAATCACTTAATGCTGGGGCAACAGTATTTACAGGAGCTTCCCCTCCCTTACCGCCTACCAGCATGAGCATTATGCCAGCCATAACTTTTTCCTATTAAGAAACTGATCCAGATACGACGCAGACAGTACCGCTAATAAACAATATGGTAGCGACGCCTCTGGTCAATAAAGTCATACTCGACTTATCACTGTCAACACCCGCAATATAAGCTGTAGTGATGGAACAAGTAATAGTTACGTTTCCGGTGGTGTTGTTAAAAATGCTGATTGCATCACCTTCGGAAAAAGTCGCATCTGGTATAGTAATACTACCGCCAGAACCTACCTGAACGTATTTACCTACATCGCCTGTAGCTAAGGTATAAGAGCCTGTCTTGGTTCCAACAGGTGACACATTGCTCGTACCGACCTCATTGGTTCCATCAGCAGTACAGTTACTCAAATCACCTGCACTCGGAGTACCAATATCGGGAGTAGTTAGACTTGGGCTAGTGCCAAATACTAATGCACCAGAACCTGTCTCATCTGTGACCGCAGAAGCTAAATTGGCTGAAGACGGTGTGCCTAAGAAAGTAGCAACACCCGAACCAAGAGAGGTTATGCCAGTACCACCGTTAGCGACAGGCAAAGTGCCTGTTACGTTAGTTGTTAGATCGACATAAGTAGTTGAGGTAGAACCTGTACCGCCGTTGGCGATAGGAAGTGTGCCTGTAACATCGGAAGTTAAATCTACAGTGTTCAACGGCACGTTAGCATTAGCATCAACAACTGCTGCCCCTGTACCCGCACCATCTAAGTAAACAACCTTGGTTTCTCCAGACCCAATGGTTACGTTAGCACCAGAGCCTTGTGAAATGTTAATGGACTGACTGCCAGTAGTAGCGTTCTCTATGTACATGACACGAGAAACCGTGTTCGGCCCAATGGTCAGCGTTCTAGTAGCCGTGAGGGTCGCGCTAGATGTGACCTTGAAATAAAGCGCACGGGCCGGATCAGCCGCACCGTCTGCTACCGTGGTGGTAGCATCAGCGTCAGTAGCAAACCCGTCCTGAGTGTTGTAACCAAGAGCTTCACCAATTAGCTCAAGGTTGGTGTTTGTACTCGTGCCCCAAGTGCCGCTCTCGTCACCTGTGGCGATTTCTTTTAACCTTAAATTATTTACATAAGTAGCCATCTATATCTCCAGTGACTATAACGAAGCATCGCCTGTTGCGGCGGGAACGCTGGTTGCATATATCTTGGTGCTTTGTTTCAGAGACAAAGACTGACCGCAATCAGAGCAAGTATCGGCTTCTAGCTCAGACTCATCAAGGTCAAACCCGCAATTTGCACAAACTATCTCTATTTCGTGCTTGGGGTCGATCACGCCATCTATGCTTTTGGCTTCATTTACTTTTATCATGCGGCTATCTCCGTCCAAGTTGTACCTGTGGTAGGCGTTATCTCTGACCAGCTGGTGCCGGGGTTGGGGATTATTTCTCCCCATATCAATACGTTTCCTACTTCTCCAACAGCCTGTACCCCAGTCGGGTATACTTTTGCCTTGCCTCTGGCAGTTGCAGATCCAAGAGCCGTTGTACCTTGAACCCCTGTAACAGAAACAATCGCTCCTGCTTGGGCAGTAGCAGAACCAAGGGCAGTCGTTCCTGATACCCCAGTAACATTTACAGTGGCATCAGCTTCTACTGAAGCTGTTCCTAATCCAGTGGTTCCTACTACACCAGTTGGGTAGACATAGGCTTCTGCAATGATCACATCACCGACAGCACCAGTAGCTGAGACCCCTGTCGGAAAGACACCTACGCCTTCCGCTACACTAGCTGTTCCTAGTGCAGTAGTGGCCGATACACCTGTGGCTGCGACAATAGCGTCGCCAGTTATTGTCGGACTTCCAAGTTGTCCTGTAGCGGCGTTACCAAGTACCTCAACCGCTCCATCACCATTGGCAACCACGCTACCAAGAGTAGTGGTAGATTCCAGCCCAGTGGGAAATACGCTTACTCCCTCTTGGACTGTTACTGAGCCTATCTGTCCAGAGGCTTGGAGTCCTAAAGAAGTACCCCAAGAACCATCCCCCCAAGCTCCTCGACCCCACCCATCGAAACGAACAGTCTCGTTCCATACAGTGTAATTAGCTATGCCGGTAGCAGATACACCAGTAACGCTTACAATAGAGTCAGCTTGAGCAGCAGCAGTGCCAAGAGCGGTTGTTGCAGAGATACCTGTAACAGATACTAAAGCATCCGCAGATACCGTAACACTCCCTACCTGCCCAGTGCCCAAGGGCATAGCTGGGCTATTGTTGCCCCACTCTCCGGCACCCCAAGTGCCGTAGTTCCACCCGCCTAATGGGACAATAACGTCAGCCATTTAGCACCTTCTACGCAATACGAATTATCGCGTTACTAGCGTCCGCAGTTGGGAACACAATAGTAAAATCACCTGCGGTAGACGTTTTATCTGCACCAAAATCAAGCACAGCCACGGCCTTATTAGACTGAGTGCTGTTGTAAATCAAAGCCCCTCTGGCAGTAATAGTCGCAGTTGACCAAGTAGTGTCGTTGAAATCGGTAAAAGCTGTAGTGCCAGAGCTAGTGGGCGCTACAGCTGTCAACGCATTTCCGCCAGCAGAATAGCCTGTGCCGGACACTTCGTTAGTCACGCTGTACGCTGTAGTCGTAGCATCCAGAGTTGCAGAGCTGGTGTACAAGGCAATGTACATGCTGTCCGCAGTGGTGCCACCACGAGCAACAGTTGTTCCAAATGCGTGTATACCGTTAAGAAGCTCCACTTTGAAGCTCGTACACATTGCTTGAGTAATAGCCATAAGGGGCCTCTCCTATAGTTTACGGATTATGTTGGCCAACTCATTTTGGCCTTGCTTTTCGAGTTCTGCACAAACAGTGGTCCTATCTGATTTGATGGCCTCTTTCATGTAAAACACCAAAACTTCTCTGATTTGCTCTTTAAATACCAGAGCCTGTGCTTTGACCTGCTCATCAGCAGTGTCACTCACAGAAATTAACTTTGCCAGAGCGCGATCTGCTAACTCTTCTGGCGTCCACCCCCGATTACTGGTGGTTTTAACTTCTATTTTAAAACCGTTGTCAAACGTCGTTTGAACGCCTTGGATCATGGGCCGGGACTCTCTGATTTAATCGGTAATCTAATCATACCGTCACGATATTCATCACGGCGGCGACGACCTTGTTGCTCAATGCCAAGGCCTTGAACAGCCTGCTTGTAGCTGTTTTCAAAATACTGGACCATATCTAAAGGTCCTTTGGTATAACTATACGCCTGAATAAGAGTGGCATAAAGCAATGCTTCAGGAGCCTTATTACTTATCCAAGTTGTTGTATTCGTTGAGGAAAGCTGTGCCGGTCTGTAGATGTAACCCAGCTGCACTGAGTAAGTCGTGGTTGGTGTCGGCGCTATACAAAAGTTGCTTTCATCCCAAACCGAGTAATACTTTGGTACTCCGGCTTCGGTAAAATCAGGCCAATATTCCTTAATAAAAGAATTGTCCCTAAAATCCAAAAATATCTGATCTCCTGCTGCATCAGTAAATATCAGGTATCGATGCGTCAATATGTCCGATGGCATTGTCAAAAAACGATCACCACTGGTCATAGAAGCAGTTGATTCTTTTTTAAATACATCGAGGTCAATGTCCCTAAGAATCCTGTTCTCGGCCATTGTGATGAATGTATTAATCACACTGTTAGAGAAGACATTACTGTCCACCTCAGTGTAATTTCTTATATTTGTCACCAGCTCATCGTATGTCATGTAATCACCACGGTAACACTGCCTAATTCACCTACTCCCTCAACTGCCATAGCTGCTGGGGCAGGCTGCATAGAGTCCGGTGCTGTCTCAAAGGGAGTATCTCCTCCCGTATTATTGACAACCACCGTCAAAGGTTCTGTCCTATCTGGCCGAGGGTTTAACAGAGCAATAGCATCTCCGCTAAACTTTAAGGGCTCCAGTTGGGGAGCCTTGGGTTCGTAGTCCTCGGGGCATACCATAAACCCCTTCCAATTCTTACGCAGAGTCTGATATGGATACCGTTGTCCGCAGTAATCACATAGTCCGTAAGAGAATTTGCCTGTAGCAAACGCCATCTTAGTACCCTACTTGTGGAATAAAGAAACTACTTGCCGTATCCCGATCCTCCATCGCAGCGCGCTGGAAATCTTCCTCATAAATTTGTTTTAATGGCCCTGCTCTCTCTGGTGCATATTTCAGAGAGATCATGTAGGCCAGTCCAGACGCTAGGCAGGGCAAGAACCTGAAGTTAACGTCTGAAGTGTTTGTATAGTCTCCCGCATCCTGAATACGACGAATGCGGTAATAAACAAAGGTGTAGCCTGTATCAGCAGTGGGATACAGATAAACCTTGGGAGCATTACTGCGCTCAACATAATACTGGGCAGGACGGGCTTGCGTGAGCTTATCAGGAAGGTCCAGATAAACCTCTCTGCCAATCCGATCAATACTGATATCTTGCTGCTGCCCGTTGATTGTCTGCCGTATAACCGCAGACAAGACGTTTACAGTGTCTGTGGGCAACGTAATGGTGGTGTCACCTTGGCTCAAAGAAGCCGTGGTCTCTTCGATAGTCCAGAGGTTCAGCCCTCTGTTAGCCCAATCCAAGAACAGCAGATTTAAAGAACGACGAGCAGAAGTTAGTTGATAACCTGCTGTCATCCGCATCCCACAACGCTCGAACGCCTCTTCTACGAGGTCGTCAATCGCCAGATTAAAGTCTGTTGTTCCTGACGTGGCCATTATTTACTCCACTGATCTCGGGCTACTTTCTTGGCTGCTTTTGACAGATCGCCATAGTGATAGAGCTTTTTCGATGTTTTGGACATCGTTTTGCCTGTCATAAGGGTGCCATTGGGATGTTTGTGCATCCCTCCACGGTGGACTTTTCCGTCCTTAAAATAGTGATTAACACCCTTGGCCATTACTTGTAGCCCATACCGCCTTTCTTATAGCCCTTTATCATGCCGCCGCCCATCTTCTTTTGGGGCTTCTTCATTTTCTTCTTAAGCATGCCTATCTCTGTGCCTGAAAGAGCTCCCATAGCCCTAGAACCCTTTTTAGCACCTTTCATAGCGCCTTTACCTAAGCGACCCTGAAGAACATCGGCCATAGAAACCTTTCCGTCTTTGTTAAGATCAGGAAAGCCTTTCTTTTTCTTCTTTTTGACATCACCGCCTTTAGCCATCATTACAGGACCAGTGGTTTTACTGGTTTCTTTGATAACCTTGTTGCGAGGACCTGAACCTACACATCCACCGCCTCGAGTTGCCGCACCCATTCCACGACCTGCCATATCTCACCTCACCTTTCGATGTCTTTTGACCTTCTTTGCCACCTTTTTAGGTTGCGAAGAAAACTGTTTACCTTTGGCAGTGTCCGCCCGCTTTTTACGGGAGGTCGCTGCATACTCTTTACTGCTTAACGACTTAATCGCCTTTTCTGGCAAATATCGCTCACCTGTGGCTTTGGAGCCTTGCGTCGATGGCTTTCCTGATTTAGTCCGCCATTTTTGCTTGGTCCAAGACTTAAGTGACTTTTGGGACTTCTTAAGTGCCATCAGTCTCTATAGCCTCCACCCTTAGCCTTATACTCTTTAGCGAGCATCTGGGCTTTGCGCGCTGACCACTGGCCGGGCTTACCGCCTTTGCCACCTGCTTTTATGCGCTCAAACACCTGCTTTCGCATAGTAGGCTTGGTGTAATTACCTGCCTTGTTAACTGAAGACTTTTTAACTGCGCCTCCAGTGGCCTTTCTGACCACCTTCTTCTTTGCAGCCTTTTTCTTCATCTGCATCTCCAGCGTTTCCTAGCCTGCCTTAACCGACTGTTCGGGTTTTTTGCGGCTTTTGGAAACTGCTTCATTTGTCCCTCAGATCGCGCACAAAACGACTTTCGGCGCTTTGCACGTGACTTAGAGGGCTTCTTCTCTGTGACGGCGGTTTTGAGCTTACTGCCGGGATTGGCTTTCCGATAGGCTTTCACACCTTTCTCGGTCATGCCTGCCCCCTTCTTTGTCGCGCGGAAATTGCCCGACTTTACGGAGGTTTTAATGCCCATGCCTTTTTTGCTCTTTGTCGCCATTATTGAGGATCACCTCCTTCAAAGAACAACGTCACGCTAGTGACTTCAACATCATTTACGTCAATATAAATGCCTGTCTCAAATAAGATGCCCATGTCTGGGATAAACAGGTCTGTAGCCCCTGCAACGGCAGGAGTGGTTATTGACAACAGCGTAGTTCCGCCAGAAGTGGTGCCGTCTTTTAGAGCAAATGAAGACCCCGTAGCAGTGTTGGTAAAGTAGACACCCACTAATCGTGAGCGTCCTACCACTGCTGAAGCATCTGCCGCCTTGGTGACGGACTTGATATTGCTAAAGCTCATTAGGTTTCTCCTTTAAAATGAGTCACCTGATTTTAAGACAGAGCAGCGCCTACAGCAGTTACCCAAGCGGCCCCAGTGCTAATGACCAAGCAATACTCGTTATCGCCCGCGCCATTATCGCTAATTAAGCGAACCTGACCTGCATTAGCAGCAGCGGCAGCAGGCAATTCAACAGTAGTAATAGCGGTGAATTTAGCGAAATCACTGACAGTAACGTCGCCAGTAAAACCATTGTTTGAAACGACGGGACCTGAAAAGGTGGTTGTAGCCATTTTAGAACCTCACATGCGAGTTAATTTGGGGCATACCTGTCTGCATGTCGTCAGCCGGGACTGTCAGGTATACCGGATGACCCCGGTTTCTCTCACTATATACACAAAAAAAGGGGGGCACAAGCCCCCCTTTTTCTTAGCTTCAAGGTTCTTACGGAGTACCCGGTGAACCGAAGATGCCGCGAGGATCGCTAAAGCCGAAGCTGTAACGCTCACGAGCCTTGTAGCGAACATTTCCAGTCTCGAAGTCGCCCTCAAAACCAGTCTTGATAGCTACACGCTGGAACATCTTCATGCCGTTAGGCGCGTCAGTCATGATGAAGAAGGCATCAGGGTCAGTCAGGTAGTGATTTACCGTGTAACCTTGAGGAACCATTCCCATGTTACGGACCGCGTTGATGTCGTTATCTGCTGTACCTACGCGCAGAGTAGACTTCAAGATACGATCAGCAGTGAACTGAAGCTCTTTAGGAATGACGAGCTTGGTGCCTTGAACAGCAATCTTCAGGCCGCGCTCATCAGTGAAGGCTGCGATATCAATCAGAGCCTGCTCCAAAGAAGTTTCAGAAAGGTCTGCCGCAGTAGTCAGCTCGTTTGCCAGATCAGGACCGCTAAGGGTTGGGTGATCTGTCGCACAAAGAGGCTTGCCATCGCCACCAGTAGAGGTGGTGAACGCATTGTTCAGGATAGCAGCAGCTTTGATCTGCTTAGTCTGAGCCATTGAACGGGCCAGAGCTCTGGTGTAACGGCCAGCGAGTTTGTCATAGAGGTTGTCCTCAATGGCTTCCTCGGTCAGGCTGAATGCCAAAGCTACTGTCTCGTGGGTGTAGCGCGCAGTGTAAACTTCTTGCGCTTGGTCGTATGCAACGCCCGCGCCTTCAGCTTTTACTGGAGCTTCCCCAAAGCCAGATAACATAACCTCTTCTTCAAATGCACGGTCAGAGGTCTCGCTAGAATAGACTTCTGCGTGCTCGTTTTCGTAAGAACTATATTCCAGACCAAACAGAGCGTTCAGACCGGGCTCCAGTTCTTTTACAAGTTGTGAACGTGAAATCGCCATGGTCAGTTACTCCTTATTGGCCAGCAACGCCTGCACTACCGTACAGGTGCTCGTTGATCTTAACCACAACGACAGCGTTGGCGCCCACAGCATTGCCGGGAACATCCCAAAGACCTATGACCTTCAGGTTCAACGCAGCAGTTGTAGCAATTGAACTGGTATCGAGCTCGTTAGCAGAAACACCAGTAGTGGTGCTACCTGTGCCAACGACGATATCAGCGTTCTTGCCATAATCAGCAGCAGTTGAAGTGCCGTCGTTCTGAATGATGAACAGTTGATTTGGATCGTCCATCACCTCAGCAACAATCTTGCCTTGAGTGATGTTGACAGAACCGGGGTAGTAGTTAGACCAAGTAGGCTTACC